GGCCTGCGTACCAGTCATGTCCTCGACATTGCCGGTCGATGCAGAGACCCGGCCTTTGAAGCGAGCAGAGGCGATAGTGTCTAGCTTGGCATTGCTAATGGCATTGTCTGTGATACCGGCAGTGGCAACTTGGCCGAAACCAAGTGTCGTCCCCGAGCGCCTGAGCACTTGGCCATCAGTGCCAGCGGCAATGTCGGCGGGATCGGCGGCGGCATTGGTCGCATTGCCAATAACCGATAGCGCCGCGCTATCGCGAAGCTCGGCATCGCCTACCGCTCCGGCTTCGATTTCCCAGACGGTGCCGCTGCCGGAGACAGTGATGTCGCCCTTGTCGCCGTCGCTGACGCCGCCTCCACCCGGCGGGGCTGCCCATGTGCCGTCGGCACGCAGGAAATTGGTGGTGCCGCCGCCTGAAGACGGCGCAAGGCCTTTGAGAGACGATGTAAACGTGTCCAGCAGGGTTGTTGCCTGCGTGCCCGTCAACGCCTCGGGGTCGCCGGTGGCCGCAGTCACGCGGCCAAGGATGGTCGCTGTAGCGACATCCGCCATCTTGGCGAGGGTCACGGCGTTGTCCGCAAGCCCGGCAGTCGCCACGGTGCCGAAGCCGAGCGACGTGCCGGAGCGCCGCAACACCTCACCGTCATTGGCAGCAGCGATGTCGGCGACATTGCCTGTCGAGTTGGTTGCGCGGCCTATCACCGTCAGCGCGCTGCTGGTGCGCAGCATGCCGTCGGTGACTTTGTTGGAACCAATGGTAGTAGCGAACGAGCCGGTGCCACTGCCGGTAATGTCCCCTGTAAGCGTGATGGTTTGGTCGCCGCTGTTGGTGCCGGTCAGGCCCAAGTCGGTCTTCAGAGTAGCGAGGGTCTGGACCTCTGGCGCACCGCTGCCCGCAGTCTTGCGGTAGACGACGCTCGCCGTAGCCATGTTGGCCTGTTTGGCCAGCGTCACCGCGCCGTCCTGCAGCATGCCAGTGGCGACCTTGCTGGAGCCGATGGTAGTGGCGAAGGAGCCTGTGCCGGTGCCGGTGACATCGCCTGTCAAGGTGATGGTCTGATCGCCAGAGTTGGTGCCAGTCAGGCCGAGATCGGTCTTCAGCGTCGCCAGCGTCTGGACCTCTGGCGCTCCGCTGCCAGCCGTCTTGCGATAGACGACGCTGGCGGTTGCCATGTTCGCCTGCTTGGCGAGGGTCACCGCGCCGTCGGCAATGCCGCCGGTGGCGATGGTCCCGAAGCCGAGGGTCGTGCCAGAGCGACGTAGCACCTCGCCGTCGATGGCAGCAGCGATGTCGGCTGGATCTCCGGTCGAGTTGGCGCTGCGGCCAATAACCGAGAGCGCGACGCTGTCGCGCAACTTGGCGTTGGTGATGCTGTCGTCGGCGACGGTCGCGGTGAAGGCGTTCCACGCTCCCTCGGCCCAGATCGACAAGGCATCGGTGTCGGTCGCCCAGTAGACGGCGATGGCCTCCGGCGTAATGTTCGGCGTCGCCGGGCGAGCGGCTATAGTGCCTTGCCCAAGGAAGCTGGTGATCAGGCCATCGTACGCCATTCAAGCTCTCCTAGACCGGAGTGTATATCAACGAGCCGTCGCTGTTCTGCAAGAACACGGGAGGAATGGAGCCGTCCACCACCGGCAATACTGCCGACTTGGCCTCAAGTGCCTGCTGCAGCCTGAGCAAGCCGTCGGCAGTGGTGACCACCTCCTTGGGCTTCTCAGGGTGTCGCTCGATGATCATGGCTCACCTTCAAAAATAAGGCCGGGCGCTTTCACACCCGGCCTTAACATGAGTGGGGAGCCGAGACTAGGCTTGGGCCAGCGCAGCCCTGCGGGCCTCAATGGCATCGAGAACGCCCTTGCGGGGCTTCTCGCGGTCCTTTTCTCTGGCCTCCAGCTCGTCGAGTGCAGCGGCGTCCATGTCGCTGGTGCGGGCGGCGACGTCAGCGACTGTGCCCTCGGTGCCTTCGTTGGGCTGGTTGATCTCCGCATTGGCCAAGGCCTCGGTGACTTTGCCCTGCGTCTCGTCTTCCTTGTCGATGCCGACGACCTCGATGCGCTGCTTCTCCGGCAACGTCACCTCGCCGACCAGCCGAGCCCCAGCCATTTCATACCCGCCGGTGGTCTGCACGGCGTCATTCGGCAGCTGCTGGGGGTTCTGGGGGTTGGGCCCTGTCGGAGCAATGGCCGAGATCTCGACCGCGACAGCTCCGTCGACCCCGTCAGGAGCGTCCATGAGATGCGCGTCGCTCTTGCCTTCCTCGAAGTCGATCTCGTCGTCTTCGATGACTTGGCCGCGCTCGACATAGCGGCCCTTCTTGGTGAAGGTAGCTGTCTTAGCGATGTAGGTCATGAGAATGCCCTCCTTACAGGCCGGTGTTCATGGTCGGATACGAGTTGTTGTCCGTACCTGCAACGACACCGCCCTGCACTGCGCCGGAGCCAGTGAAGGTGCCGGTCAGCACGAACTGCAAGCCGAGGTAGCGCTTGGCTGTTCCCGGGATGGGAACATCCAGCAATTCAGCCCCGGCAACGGCGCTGGCCAAGGCCACGGTCGGGCCGGAGGCAAGCACGGTCGGCGAAGACAGGTTGGCGTTAGCACTCTCGATGAGCTGCGCCTGAATGCTGGTGCCGCCAGCAAGGGCGACAGTGACATTGCAGAACACGCGCATCGGGAAGCCCCGCCCGACGTTCCTATTTGCGGTCAGCAAATCGATGCTGTCGGTCGAAACCACGGTGCCGGTGCCAGTGATGGCCTGCGAGACCGTTGTGGGGCGGTTTTGGGCGTCGGTGATCATGGGATGTACCCTTTCAATACTGGAGTTAGACGACCTCTGCCTCGGCGACGTTCAGTGCGTCGGTACGACGCACCACGGTCTCACCGAAGTTGAGAACCCGCTTGCCGCCCATCTCGTCCCACGACAGGAAGGCGTTCTTCTTGGAGAGCAGCTGGCGGCGCAGGAAAGCGCGGAGCGCGCGAGGGACGTAGAACGCGGCGCGAACCCCGTTCATGTCCTCGATCAGCTCCTGAGCCTGCACCATCAGGTCGGCAAGGTTCGGGCCGGTGGCATAATCGATGACCAGCGCCGTCGGATCGATGTTCGCGATGCGAACAGCATACCGCCAGTCTTTGACCATCATGCCGCAGCGCCAGATCCAGTGGTCCTCGTAACCCATGAATTTGTTGCCGGAGGCATCGGCCAGCGCGGCGGCAGCCGGGAACCCGTGGGCCCCTTCGCCGGAGGCGTTGGTGGCGTCTTCGTGGTCGAGCCCGCCCTTGGTGTTCTTCGGGTAGATCCCGGTGATGGTGTCTTCGCTCCAGCCGATCAGCCAGATCGAACGCAGGTTGGAGCCGGTGCCGCCAGCGTCGATGACGTTGGTGGCCGTAGCCGACACCGCCGTGCTCGTCGAGTTGTAGCGCGGGGCAAGGCCGGTGAAGCTCTTGGGGTCGATGTTGGCGTTACCATAAAACACCGTCTGGGCCATCTTGTGGCCCATGCCGATGATGTGCGGCTTGGCTTCCCGCAGGCGGTAGGCGTTGACGTCGCCCGACATGATCGCGAGCTCGCGGTCGACGCGGGAGAAGTCCTCCAGCAGCGCTGCGGTCTCTTCAATCGGGGTGCTGCCCGCCTTGGTGACCGGCACGCCCTCGTTAAGAGCGCGGAAAGACGGGGTCGGCAGCGAGGTGCGAACCGCGTCACGGTGACCCGAGACGGAATTGCCTTCACGCCAAGTCATGTCCTCCAGCAGCTCGTTCTGCTGGGTGAGAACCTCGGCGATGTCCATCTGCTTCCCGTCGGGAGCCATGGTCTGAAGAACGTCGAGTAGTGTGGCTACGCCACTTGCTTGCACGGCCATTTTAAGCTCCTTCGTCTAAACTACGCTTGCGGACCATAGTATTTTTCAGTCCGCGACTTCGCCACGGGAGCAGTGTCCCCGCGTTCGAAACTGGTGTCTTCGCTGATGGCATTGCCGATCCTGTAGAAGGCCTTCAGGAAGGCCGGGTGGTTCCCCAGCCCGGTGGTCTGCAGGAATTCCCTGATCTCGGACCCGCCGAAGCGGTCGAGGGCCTTGGCCGCGACCTGCTGGACGTCCACCAGCTTCAGGCCTTTGAAATCTTCCTCGGTGCGGAGCATCTCCAAACTCTCGCTGGCCCATGCCGCGTGCTGCGCGGCAATGTCCTTCTCCAGCCCGGAAGTGAGCTGCTCAGTCACCTTGGGCAGGATCTGCGTGGCATAGAGGCTGGTGATCTCGTTAAGGCTCTCGTTGGAGAGGTTCAGCTTCTTGGCGACAGGCGTCAGAAGTGCGAGGCTCTCGGTGTCGACCGTCATGCCTTCGGGAAGGCCAGTGACTTCGTACTCCCCCTCGGGAGCGCCATAACGCGCATCAACCTCGGTCTCGGTCTCGGTCTCAGTCTCGGTCTCAGTCTGCTCGCCGCCTTCAGGCGTCAGCAGTGTCCCCGGCTTCTCTGTAGTCGAGGTATCCGTCGAGTCCGTTTGCTCGGTCTCGTTCGGCGGCGGGGTCTCCGTCGTCATCTGTTCTGAGTCGGTCGTATTTTCTTGGTCGTCCACGAGTGGTCTCCTTTGCTGCTTTCATCTCTTCCGTCAAAATAAGCAGAAGTGCTTCCGGCTGAGCTAACTCAGCGGTACGGAGGATGTCACACCAAAGGCTCCTGCGCCCCTCCGCGAAATGGAGGTGACGATCTTCGGGACCGTAGGCAACAGTCTCAATACCGGCGGTCAACCGGATTGTCGAGAGGAACCTCAAAAATTTTGGATCAAGCATCAGGCTCTCGACGTCATTGCGAGCCAGCTCGGCTCTGGTGAGCCTAGGGGTTTCAGCCATCAGACACCCATCATCTGGTCAAGCATCGAGCCGCCGTTGCCGACTTGCGTGCGGCTCAGCAGCTCGGCAGCCTGCGCGCCCTGCGCAGCTGCCGGAGCCATCGCCATGAGGCGCTCGGTGCCCTGCTCCTGCGCCATCTGCGCCTTCATCTCGGCGACCAGCTCGTCAGACCGGATGATCTTCGGCGAAGTGTGCGAGTTGCGGGCAAATTCATCGATGGCCTGCTCGGCGTCGAACTTCAGCTTGGCGTCCGGGTAGAGCCCGGAGACGTAACCGACGAACTGGGCAGCGCGCTCGATGGAAGAGTTGCTGGTCGCCAGCTGAGCCTGCGCGAGGATCGACACGAAGTTAATCTGCAGCGGGTAGCCGCGCAGCTCCGGCGGCGGCGGCATAAGGACGTTGAGGTTGAGCAGGATGTTGAAGGCGCGGTCGATCTCGACCTCCAGCTTCTCGACGTTTACACGGTCGACGACCGGGCCGAGCTGGGTCAGCTTCTCCTCGTTGCGGTACATCAGCTCCTGCTGATTGCGCGGCTGGATCCCCTCCATATCGGTCACCGCCATCCACAGGTCGGCGTAGAATAGCTGGTTTACACGCCGCGTCAGGCGGTCGATCTCGCTAGTGATCCACGTCCCGACGTTGGGATCCGGCTTGAAGTAGTCGACCTTGCCCTGCATGTCGTTGATGAAGTTCATCGACCCCGGGTCCATGCTGAGCATGGTCTGCTGCAGGCCAGCTGGAATGAACAGCGGCGGACGCACCATGATGTCCATGGCCCGGCCCTTGCGGCGGGAGGCGAATTCCAGCTCGCGCAGGTCGGCGAGCGCGTTGAAGCCCGGACTGGACGAGCAGTAGACTTCGGAGCCGGTGGTCTCCCAGCGCGGGGCCGAGAACGGCTTGCTGTCGAAGCCGCCTTCCTTGAGCAGGATCTTCTTGTCGGTCTGGCCGATTTCCCACCACGTCGAGCGCCACGGCTTGTTGGAGCTGTCGAGCTTGCTGGCATCGCGGTCGTCGTTCTTCTCGATGACGCACATGCACTCGACCAGCTTCTGGACATCACCCCTGTCGTAGGCGTCGCGCACCTTCTGCGACAGCCTCGACCACGGGAACTTCCGCACCATCTGGTCGACGGTGTACGACGGCCTGTAGAACAAGGTCGTCACCCTGAGCCCGTCGTCCTCGGCAATCCACACCTCGCCGTGGTCGAAGGCATGGTAGACCGCGCCGTAATGCTTGTGCTCGATGCCGAGAGTGACCGAAAAACCAACGTGCGCCAGCTCGCCGTAGGCGACCTTGGCGCTGTCGTAGTAATTGGTCGCGGAGAAGTGCGCGTAAATCTTATGCTCGGTGTCGTAGAGCCACTCCTTGACCGGCTGGAACTGGTCGAGGTCGTGGTCCCCGGTGGTCAGCTTGAACCACGGGCGGGCAGGCGAGCTGAGCCCGGTTGACATACCGTGGACGAGGGTGCGCCCGGCGATGATACCGGCGGTATCCTGCTTGGCCATGTTGGCGCGGCGCTTGAGCGTCGTGCCAGCCATGAAACGCGACCGGGCCGGGAGGCACAGGCGCTCGATTTCCTCGTAGTCCTTGTCGTAGGGATCGCGCACCGACTTGGCGCTCTGGAAGCGCTTTTCCAGCCGTTCGCGCTTGGTCAGGTTGGAGCCGGAGGACGAAGGCGGCTCCGGCTTGGTGATCAACTCCAGTCTGGCCAACTTATCCTCCGCCCATTGACGGCGCGGTCACCGACGGGGCTCCCAGCGTGCCTTGGTTGGTGAAGATCATCGAGCTGGCCATCAGCCGCCGACGGTTCCTGTGCGCCAAGCGCACGCTGGGGTCGCCGCCGTCGGGCAGGACCGACGGCCTGCGATCAGGTATCGGCTGGACTTCCGGAGTCTTGGGCTTGCCTGTGCACATCCCTCAGATCAGCTCGATCAGAAAGGCTCCAGCGAAGCAGGCCAAGCCAAGCGACAGGAGGTTTACACGCCAGCGGCCACCGTGATCGAACGCGGACACCAAGAACAGGATCATCGCGATCAGGAACAGGAGTAGCTGGAGGGTTATCACGTCGGGTCTCCTAGTTGGTCAGCCCGGGAGGCAGGAGCAATGACGACGGCTTGTGCCCTTTTCCTTCGATAATTTCAATCCTCAGCTGCAAATCCCTGATCGCCTCGATCAGCTTGAAGTTGATACCGCCCTGCAGCTCGAT